TGTTACTGGTTCACTATAGATATCGAGTATAGCGATACCTTCCTTCTCTGCACCTGTTAATGCACAGAACTCTTGACGCGCAGCTTGCGCAGCCTCGGCTGCGTTGGCTGCTTCAACCAACACCAACCGCTGCACCACGCCCTCGCATACTACTTCGTAGGTTTTCAATTCATCTTCCTCCGCTTTCGACGCGCTTCTCCACCATCATCGTCAAAGAAACCATCGTCAATCTTTTCTAGCATTTCTCGGGCTATGTCCCGAAGTTCCTCGTCCGTCTCGGCTAACTCCATCTTCTCTTCCCAGTGCGCCTTGACCTCCAACTCCTTGAGTAATTCACCCATCGCACCATAAATCTCCGATACGAATGTGTGTTGGAACTCGTACGAGTTACCCCGAAACTCAGAGTCAAACTCAAACTTGCACCAGATGAATGGACCGTTCTCTTCAGGCTTCGAAAGTGCAGTGTGGATTTTCATGGTTTCACGAAACTGTGTTTTCATATCTAGTACTCCTTGTTTCTAGCTTCATAATTCTACAGATAGTCTCAACCCCACCAAATATTATTTACGTGGCCTCCCTCTTTTCTTTGGTGGATCGATGGGCGGTAGGTCCGCGACCAGCGCATCTGGGTTGTTACGTTTCCACCGAGCATTGACCCCGATGTTGTGGTTCAGTTCGCTCAAGAAATCTTCGGGCGTTTCGTCGCCGTCAACAATCTCCTGCAAACGATCCGCCACATAGAAAATACAAATCCTATCGTCTATCATACTGGTTCCTTCTTTGGTAAATGGTAACTCTTCTTCACCCCAAACGCAGGGTGTCCCGCTTCGTAACCATGGATGTACTGCTCCCAACGTCCACGGCTCTCGCTCCAACGAGTATTCTTCCAACCCTTTTCGCCTACGCGCCAATGACCACGGCGGAAGTGCAAAGGTAATCGCGCACCGTTGCCTTCTTCATGGTCCTTAGCCTTGACCGCCTTGTCCACGTTCCATGTCACCATGTTCCAACTGTCAGGAATAAAACGACCTGTCGCTTTCTTGAACGACTGCCGCTTGACTAGGCTAACGTCCCGCTTACCTTGGACCACGAACCTTGGTTGGTTGATTGTCGCAAGCAGCGCGGCAACGATACGCAAGTGGGAGGCACAATTTGTTAGTTGTGCGTCGATCCAATCCTGTGGGGCTTTGCTGTTGTCTTTGTACTGCGAGACATCATAGACGTCGAATAGTTCGATACCCTGTACTACGCTTATTTCGCCAAGAGGCATTGGGATTGGCTGCGGTGGTTTACCGTGTGAAAGCTGCTCATAAGGATGATCTAAACAGAAAACACGAAAGTGCCGCGACCTAAATTCTTCATGTTCTTCCGCTTCCGTGGTGGGAATGCAGATATACATGTTTTGATTTTCATTTGGTTCATCTAAATATTTACCCCAGTAGTCTAAGTATAAACCAACTGCTTTGGCAGGTAGAACACTATCAGGAGAAGGAGGTACTTCACCTGTGGGATACATTTCTTCTAGGTTTAGCCAAACGTATTCCCAGATTTCACTGCAATCAAAATACTGAACCTCGTTCACTAAAAAATTAGCAATATCTCTGCCGTCGACCCAACCCATTGCGTTCTGCCAGTTTTCTTCTAACAGTGGATTGTTTGCGCGTAACTCACGCACATAATCTCGAACAAAGTACAGCATGTCTCGCTTCTTGGACCTCGGTCCTGCGGCCCCGCGCGTTGGTCCTCGACCATGGTGCGTCTTGCGACCATGGCCCCGACCACTGAATGTAATGTTGCCCATAGAACCATGGTTGATGCGGTAGGCTAAATCACTTGTGCCGCCTGTGTCGTCGGCTGCTACCATTGTACGCCGTTGCATCATACCGTTATAACCTTTTTTCTTACTCATCGGCACACTCCATACATACCTCCGCATCTTGGCCCATGATCTTAGTCACAGGCGCACCGCAATCACACAGCCGCTCGTACTCACCATCACCGCTGCACGTTTCACAGACCTCGGTCCCAACATCGATCACACCAACGTCACGGTCAGGGCCATGAGGGCGTGGGACCTCACGGTCAATGTACCCCTCGCCAAGACAATCAGGACACGGCGTCATGATCGGCGTCTCTTGCAACTCCATTAACAGATCCTTCATCTTACCCATCGTCTTGCTCCTCAAAATCTGGCTCAACATGGTACGTCCCATGGTGAATGTCTGCCCATTCAAAATCATCTTTGAACTTTAACTGCGCCTCCTTGGCACTGTCCGCCTCAACCCATTCCTCAATCTCAAGTGTCACTTTAAATCGCATCACTCTACCTCCACAACAATGTCACGCTCACAGCTTTCAGTGAGGATGTAGTCAGGATCACGGTGATCCTTGATCCACTGCTCAATCACAGGGGCACACAGGCTGTACAATTCCTCGTTCGCAAACGTGGCAACAATCTCTGCCCAACTGCCCTGCTTCTCCATGTACGCAATCGTATCGATATAAACTTGTTCCATCACGCCGCCTCCTCGAACCGAGGCAATACCTCGTTGCGAAACTTGTCCGCCATCTGCACATAGAAACATCCGAACTCTGCATCCATAACCTCGGACAACTTTCCGCCGTTTGCTTCCACAAACTCCTGTGCCCACAGATGTACATGGTGCAAGATAAAGTTTTCCAACTGCTCTTGGTTCAACGGTAACTGCTTATCCATTTTTCATCTCCTTCATTACAGCCTTCACCACTACGCGGTACGCGTTCACATCCGCAAGGTCATCAAACTCGCAGCCACCTGTCACCGAGTTCACATCGTCAACAGTGTACGCAGCGCACCAGTAATCCAAATCCGCAAGGTGGTTGCTCAAGATTGCAACCGCCTCCTGTCTCAGTTGCTCACGCATCTTCTTCCTCCCGATAAACAAAACCCTCTGGTACATCGTCGTCGTAACCAAGCCATCCATCCATCTCAGCCACGCCAAGCTCAAACGCATCCAACTCCGCCTTAGTGTCGAAGCGATACGTCACAGCCTCCTGTCCATCTTCTGGGCACTCGCCCCACAGAATAGTAATCTTATGCATCCTCTTCCTCCTCTTCGATCTCAGGTTCCCAACACTTGTCCTCGCCATTGAGATACGTCCCCTCGAACATCATCCCCTCGTCCTGATAGTCCGCATCAACAGACAGACCCATGCCAACCAACGCATCCCACACAGGGACAGGCGGGGACCATGCAGTCCAACAGTTGAAACTAAACGAGGCGTTCATGCTCTCAGGTGCAACGTCCTCTTCATCATCGTGAATTGTCAAAGGGTTGGTGAACTGAACGTCAACGACATCCCACTTCGTACCCCAGTTATTCAATCGCCAGTCGTACCAACCCGCAATCTCGTACCCATTCTGGGATCGGGTCTTGGGCGCAAGCCACTGCTCAAACGGCATCGGCTTGATCAACTGGCAAAACTGTGGCTCCTCCTTGCTCAAATGGTCATACAGTTCTTTGACCAAGAACCTCGGTCCATAAATCTCAACTTGCTGATAACAATGATTAGGCATTCTCTTACTCCACAAAATCTAAATCAAAACGATAATAAGGTTCCACATAACCCCACTTGCAGTCAGGCATCTGCATCGAGGCAAACACAGCCCACTCATATGGACCCGCCTCAAAAGACACATTCCAGACCTTCTCATATCCCTGAACCTTGCGCTCCTCTGGGGTCTTGATGTGAACCTCGTACTCAGGGTTCATGCCAACCTCACGGCACCACTTACACAAAGCCTTGTACAAGCCCTTTGCCGCACCCGCCTTTGTCTTGTAAGCAGCGGGATCCCAATCGATCTCCATCGTACCCTCTTCCCAACAGTAGATATTAAACATTACGCATCCTCCTCTACATAATGTCCCGCAAGCTCGTGGTAATCGATCTCACCCAAAGCGCAGTTCAATAGATCAGCAATCAAACCATTGTGCGAAGCCATCGATTCACAGACCATATCGTCCACCAACTGCTCGATGTATTCTGATGTGATCTCGTGCCCCGCTTCTTGGTCCATGGTTAAGCCATCGCCTAACCATAGGTTCACGAGCCACGTTTCTTTATTAGTCCAACCATTATATGCCATGATATCCTCCGTATTAGCGTATTAAGTAGTTGTTGAATACTTGTAGACTACACCCAAGTGGATCAGATAGTCAAACGATTTTTTTACGAAGTTTACGTTATAGGTGCAAATCCTGAGATTTCTAAACAGCCAAAAAATATTTTTTTTGAGTCGTAAACAGCGTAAACAGCGTAAACAACCCCTTATATATAGGGTTCAAATTGACCCTCCCTGTTTACACCCGTTTACAAAAAGGCCTTTTTGTTTACACTTTTTTTCGGAATTTATAGGGACTGCTTGTTGTTTGTTTGGGGTGGCCTCTGAAAATGTTTACACTTCGACCCTTTCGTTTACACCTGTTTACGCCCTCTGTTTACACTTGCTCGGTTGAAACGTAAAAACACTTGTTGTACGTTTGTTGCCATCAAGCGGAGGTTGATATGGCATCCATCAAGCAGAAGATCGAAGAAGAGTATGGTCGGCAGTTGACCAATCGACAGATGACATTCGCACAGCATGTTGTCGAGGGCATCTATAGCAATGCGGAGTGCGCTCGAAAGGCAGGGTATGCTCCTGATGTTGCGAACGTCTCGGCTTCGAAGTTACTCAATGGACGGGATTACCCTCACGTTCTGGAGTACATTCAGGAGCTACGCGAGGAGCGAGAGCGGAGGTACGGCGTGACCCAGATCGGTCAGCTTGAGCGGCTGCACAAACTTTCTCTTGGTGCGGAGGAGGCGGGACAGTTCTCGGCTGCAATCAACGCGGAAAAAATCCGCTCGGCCTTGGGTGGTCTGACCATCGACAGGCGCGAAACAATCAATACAATCGATCAGCTATCGCGGGACGAGATCACGGCCCGACTTGCTGCGCTGCAAAAGCAATACCCACAGGCGTTCCAGATCGAGGCAGACTACAAGGATGTGACCCCAGATGAGCAAGGGACCCGAGGCGAACTTTTGGAACACGATACGGAATACTCTACCGAAGAAGTGGTTCGCGACCCGAATTGAGAACAAGCACGGCGGCGGTGTACCTGATGTACACGTTGTTGCCGATGGTGTACCCTTTTGGATAGAACTGAAGGTAGCAAAATCTAACGCAGTTTTAGTATCACCTCATCAAATCGCGTGGCATATGGCATATTATGCCCGAGGTGGGGCGAGTTTTTTCTTGGTAAAGGCCCCCTCTTCGGGGTTGGTTTATTCGTTTGGAGGAGAAAAAGGACCCGATTTACTTGAAAAAGGAGTAAATGGGACCGAGGGCCAAGGACATCGGAGCGTGAGGGATGCTGTTGAGGCCCTGCGGCCCCGCGCGGCTTTTATATTGGGCATTGATGTGTAGCCCTGCGGCCCCACGCGCGCATTTTTCTCCGCGAGGCGACCGAGGAACGAGGGAGCCGAGCCTACTAAATCCTGTGTCGAGGAACGAGACTCAATTTAAACTAATACTTGTTCCCCGACTAGGGGAACTCATTTTAAACTGACAGCGTCCCGCGACTAGCGGGACACATTATGATAGTAGTTAAGAAGAAGGGAGCCGAAGCCCCCTTCAGTTTACCGTGACCACCACTCACCGAGGTCTGGTTCTTTTACATCGACGATTGGTGCTGGCATCAAGATATCCTTCAGTTCACCAACACTCAGTCCTAACATACCTGCGTACGTTAAGAGCAAGAGGTTTGGGTTCTGGTCGTAGAACTCGCGGATCTGATCGTCATCCCAAGTGTGCATATTGTCTTCCATGTTCGTCTCCTATTGGAACAGTGTGTCGTAGTCGTGTGTTGAAAGGAAGTGCCGGAAGTTTTCCCCGACACCCAGTTGATACGCTTCCCACTCATCGCGGAACTGTTGAGCGTCGTCGCCCTGTAACCAGAACGACCAACCTGCTTCATACTCTGTGACAGATAGCCCGAAGCCGCTGTCCATTAGTGTGTATCCACCTACGCGCATAGCTTGTACTCCTTCTCAAAGTTGCGCAGTGTCGAGAGACTGATGACCTCGTAGTCACCAATCTCTGTCACTTTTTCTGCTTTATACACGAGCCACTGTTCGTGATTGCGCTGACTGACGCCCCAGTATCCGTATCCGAATGTGGTTAGTAGTCCGTTGATTCGCTCTCGTGTTGTAGTGGTGGGCCAACCTGCAAGACAGAACGAGATGTCATTGTCGTTTGACCGCCATGCGATGCGGTTGTTGTGTAGCCAGACGGTCTGACCATCTGTGTGTGTCCGTGCTGCTCTAGCTGGTAGACCACGATAGAACGCGTTCATTATCTTTGATGTCTCTCTTCTCATCTTCTATATCCTGTCTGAATTGTTGAATTGCTTCTTGTTTAGTGTATCCGATGTATCGGCGGGTCATGAGAGACCCACCGACGATTTCGGACAGCACAATCATTCC